GCTCAACCAGATACCTGCGTTTTCCCATTTTTGTTTCTCCTTTCGTTTTTGGCTTTTGGGACGGCCGCTGATCCTGCCAGCGTCTCGTCCATCCCTATCTTTTAGTACTGCAAGCTTCGTGCCAACTCTGCAGGGGTTTCCGTCTCGACCCCACTATCCGCTGGATCGCTTCCGGCGCAGTCTCTCCGCTAGGGGGGGGTTTTCTTTCCGATCCCCACCCTCCGCTGGGCATTCCCGAATGGTCAAGAGTTGACCAATTGCCCGCTGGCCCGCTAAGGACGGTATCCAGCGGTCTGTTCAAGCTTGTACAGGTGTTCACGCTTGTACACTCTCTCCCTCCTTTCTTTGTTTTCTAACCCACTGCCCGCTGAGTCCCGTCCCTGGCGTTCTCTCCGTCTTGGTCTACGGTTGTGGGCTGTGGGTTTACCCCGAGGAGACCCCGCTGGGACTCGTTTCTTAGCTGTGTCTGCGTCCACAAAAGGGGCAGGCACGTCGACTTATAAAGCAGGAGGCCAGAGCAGGAGGCCAGGATAGTGGCCATTTGGGAAGGCAGAGGACTGGAGCAGGACGTTTGGGGAGGCGTCTGATGTCGTCATTCCCAAGTTTAGGCATACCCCCATACCCATCTGAGAGATAAGAATTGGGAGATAGGGGAGGGGGGACGGAGATATATGGCATCGAGCGAGAGGTATGCTTTTCATGTTATTAAATCACCAAATGGCATATCACTTTATTTATGGTTATTCAGGCAATTTAATTTATAGGTATAAATAAATGAGAACTTGACAGAACAAAAAATGTGTGGTATAATTAAAAACCAATAGATATAAGACGTAATGCGAATGAGATGGGGGATGTTGTATTCATGAAGACACAGAGATGGCGAAACTTTCGAAATCAAAAATTGCGAAGTTAAAGTCAAAATTGCCCGCCCCGCTGCCGAACAAGCCCAAAGGGATAGACATTGCTGATATTATAGGATTGATGAAAACCGGACTGTCGGCTGGGCAGGCCGCAAAAGTATTAAGGTGTTCCAAGCGCAACATCCAATGTAGATTCCGCAAAGTGGCGGAGGAAGTAGAAAAGGTCGGAGGATTCAAAGAGCACAGAGCCGATGTCCTCGCCATCCACCAGAGACGCATACTAAATTCCATCACCCCCTTCAATCTACAGAAAGCAAACCTAAAGGACAAGACAGTGGCATTCGGTGTACTATTCGATAAAGAAAAAATAGAAGTAGGAAAGGGATCAGTGGGGGGAGGAATAAAGATTGAGATTGTGAATTTTGCAGGGGCGTCCGGAGGGGGAGAAGGCAAGGTAGCGCAGGTAACGTTCGTGCAACCCAATGCTATGAGTGAGAATAACCCAGAATATCAACAAGGAGGTTAAAAATTCAAGTTCCTTTCAATTTCACTCCAAGATCGTATCAGATACCACTTTTCGATGCTATGGACTCCGGCATAAAGCGGGCCGATTGTGTATGGCATCGCAAGAGCGGAAAGTCTATGACGCTTCTCAACCTCACAATCAAAAAGGCATTTGAGCGGGTGGGGGCCTACTACCATTGCTTCCCAGAGTACGGCCAGGGGCGCAAGGTGCTGTGGGACGGAATGGATAACGATGGCAATAAATATATAGACCGCCATGTACCGCCGGAGGTAAGGCGCTCCATCAACAAAGCGGAAATGAAAATAGAATTAATAGATGGGTCCGTGTGGCAGATTATAGGGGCGGACAATTACGACTCCCTCGTAGGCCCGAACCCCGTAGGTCTCATTCTCGACGAATGGGCAGTGTCGCCCCGCTACCCACAGGCGTGGGATTACTTCCGCCCGATACTGGCCCAGAATGGCGGGTGGGCAGTATTTATATATACTCCCCGTGGCCGTAACCATGGGTTCAATCTTTATCAGATGGCGCTTACCAATCCCGCCTGGTTCTGCCAATTACTAACGGTAGACGACACCCGTGCCATAAACCAGGAGGACATACAAGCTGAACGCAAATCCGGCATGTCCGAGTCCATGATACAGCAGGAATTCTACTCATCGTTTCTCGCCTCCACCGAGGACGTTTTAATTCCATTCGAGTTCATCAATCAGGCCCTCCATCGCAATTCTGTCTACACCAGGCTGCCAAAGCTGGCGGGCGGGGACTGCGCAAGATTCGGAGATGACCGATCTACCCTCGTCATCCGCCAGGGGCCTCAACTTATTCATGCAGAGTCCTGGAAGGGACTTGATAATGTGCAATTAGCGGGAAAGTTTGTAGATCGGTACAGGCTGAGGATGTATGACGCTATTGCGATTGACGTGATAGGGATGCCTGGGGTCTACGACCTCGTGAAGGCGGCCCGTGTCCCGTGTGTACCTGTGAATGTCTCGGAGAATTCCCCGATGCATGAGGAGAGATTCTATCGCCTCCGTGACGAACTTTGGTGGATGACCCGTGAGTTCTTTATGGATCAAAATTGCTCAATCTCTATGGGAATAGATAAACCCACAAGAGATGCACTCGTCGCAGACATCCAGGATGTTCATTATACCTATAAGGAGATAACGGGGCGTATATTAATAGAGAGCAAGAAGGAGATGAAAAAGAGGCTGGGATTCTCGCCCGACTTAGGAGATGGCTTTATTCACACCTTTGCACCTGGCCTGGAGTCGAAGGCGAGGGAATTGTATAGCCCCCAAATCAGTCCAGTGCAGGAGGAAACACAAAACTACAATCCATTAACATTTGGATTGGGAATAAGAGGGGGATGATGGGAATTGAGACTATAATAGCGGTAGTGGGAGTGGTGGCGTCAGTGGCATCCACTGCCTATTCTGGCATTTCTTCCCACCAGACCGAAGTTGAAGCGCATAAGGAGGCACGGGAGCAGAAAGCGGCGCTAAGGGCAGGAGAAGCCAAGACCGCTGCCTCCGCCCAGGAAGCTGCCAAGGCGGAATCAGAGAGGTTGCAGAAGAGAAGGGGATTCATGAGCACAGTAAAGACGGGTATGGGGGGAATAACGGAAGAGCCTGGGCAAAAGACGACATTGGGAGGGTAACTTAAAAATTCAAATGGAGGGTGGATAATATGGAATGGAAAGTTGGAGGTAAAAAAGGCACAGGATGGGGGGCATTTGGACAGGCTCTCTCAGAGGCGGCGATCGCCCATAAGTTGGATACTGGGGAGATAGAATCGACTCCCGAATTGAAAAAGTGGAGAGAGAGGCCAGCGACGACGGAGATGCTGCCCCTTGGCGGTGGATTTCGAGCTTCGTCCGGTGTGACAGGACTTGTAGCTGGTGATATTGGAGGAGAGCAAGCAGCGAAGAAGAAGGAGGAAGAGCCAGGGATGGTGTATAAGAAACAATTGGGTGGGTAGTATGGATGTGAGGACTGACGAGCAGAAGGCAAGGGATTGTGAGAAGACACTGGTGGCATTGGCCGAGATAAGGCGGCCTTTCGAAGCCGATATTGACACCATCATCACCTATATCAATCACGGCAGACGTAAGATAACAGATACCGCCGCTACCAGAGGAAAGAAGACGGGGATGGAAGTCTACGACGACACCGCTCTTGGAGCCAAGAATCTCCTCGTTGACGGTATGGTTGGGTATATGTGCAGTCGGTCGCTTCGCTGGTTCGGATTCACACTTCCTGGCAAATTGAATTTTCCCCGCACTTCCAACATGCGGGCGTGGTCAGGAAAGCGCATGGATGAATACCCCGAAGTTAAGGAGTGGCTTGCGGATTGTGAGGATGTAATGTATCAAGCATTCCTCCGCTCTAATTTTTATGATGTCGTCACGGAGTTTGTTAGTGATGGAGCCACCGCCGGTACTGCGCACTTTCTTCTTGAAGAAGATATAGGTAAGGGGCGCATTATATTTACCGTTCCGCACTTCCGTGAGTGCTACATCGCCGAGGACCAGTACGGGATGGTGGACACAAATTACAGAGTGTACAAGTTGACGCTGCGCCAGATAGTTGATAAATTCGGGCTTGGCGTGATGAAGAAGATAGACCCAGGATTTGAGAATTCGTACAACGCTAATCCGCATTCCGACAAGGAAATTATTCATGCCGTCTACCCACGAAGAGAGTATGACTCTGACAGGATGGATGGGAGAAATAAACCCATTGCTTCTCTATGGATACAGAGATCACCGCTGGCATTGATCGAGGAGAGCGGATATGAGGAGATGCCGTCGGTAACGTGGAGGTGGAGGAAGAACTCCGATGAGTGGTACGGGAGGGGGCCTGCCTGGGACGCCATTGTGTCGGTTATAGCTTCGCAGCAGATGGGAAAGGATAACTTGGATGCGGGTCACAAAATGGTGAATCCTCCTATGGTAGGGCCAGCGGACCTAAGGGGTATGGTTCAGAACGTTCCTGGTGGGTGGACATGGGTGAGTTCAATGGAGAAGCAAATGCCAAAGCCGATGGCAACTGGAATCCAGCTGCCGTTCGGCATTGACCAACAGGAGCGCATCGATAAGTCTATTAAGGAACATTTCCATTTCTTCTTGATGTTATACCAGGCAGCATTCAATAAAGTGGACCTCACCGCAACCCAGGTATTGGGGATGCAGGGGGAGCAGGCGGCAGTTCTTGGAACCAGAGTAGGGAGACTTGGAAGTGAAGGTTTCGACCCCACTATAGACAGAACTTTCGAGACAGAGAGAAGGGCGGGGAGAATGCCAGATCCGCCCGCAATCCTAATGCAGTACAGTCACGGTCATATAGAAATTGATTACCTCGGCCCTCTTGCCCAGGCCCAACGCAGACTTTCTAAGTCTCGTGAGATAAGGGCTGGAATAGAAGTGGCAGCGATGATAGGAACAACGTTTCCTGAGTCCGTTGATATAGTGGACGGAGACGAGACGATGAGAGTAGGATTGGAATCGGCGGGATTCCCATCCAAATGTATCCTGCCGGATGAGAGAGTGAGAGATATTAGAATGATGAGGAGTAAGAGACAGCAGTTGATGGAGCAGGTGGAGATGGCAACAAAGGTGGCGAAGGCATTGCCTGGGGCGGGCAAGGCGGTGGAGCCTGGAAGTCCTCTTGCGGGTTTGGCTGGGGGTGCTGGTGAATGAGTCTTGACCTTCATAATAAACCTGAGGAGAATGTAAGGAATAAATACAGAGCTATATTCCTCTCTCCAATGGGATTAGACGTGCTGGCAGACATTCTCCAAGTATGCCATTTCGGGTGTACCCTCGATCCCGACAACAAAGTTCAAGTGTCGGAACACAACGTGGGGGTTATGATATTGGCGAAGTGCGGAGTATTCTCGGAGGATAGATTGCAGGATGCAATCAGAGCACTGTGCTCAATGCCAACAATTAAACAAAAGGAGGTAGAGGAATGAAGAAGTGGAAGTGGCTTGGAATTGTCTTAGTAATACTGTTGACGGCTTCATTTGCATTTGGACAGGATACGATGAAGCCCAGGAAGAACAATTTTGGAAGTGTGGGATCGGA